ATCGCCAGACGGGCTCAACCTGGTGGCGACCGACGGTCATAAGCTGGCGCGCGTCAGAGCCCCGGTGCCAGATGGCGCAGAGGGCATGCCAAAAATTATCGTGCCGTCCGCTCTTGATGAAATGGTCGCCAATCTCGGCGGTGATGATATCGGGGTTACGGTTTCCGACAGCTTCATTCGGTTTTCCGGCGCCGGCCTCGTCATCGCGTCAAAGCTGGTCGACGGGACGTTCCCCGACTATGATCGCGTCATACCGACCGGATGCGACAAGTCGGTGATCTTTGATCGCGGCGAGCTGACCGAGGCGGTGCGGCGAGTGTCGATCTACACGGCTGGCGAACGCGGTCTGTTGCTGAGCGTTTCGGATGGGGAGGCTGCGCTAGAGGGCTGGTCTCACGATTTCGGCGAGGCGATCGACAAGCTTTCCGTTGATGGCGATGATGAATTCGAGATCGGCTTCGCCGCAGGCAATCTCCTGGCTGTCCTGTCAAGCTATTCCGGCGACACCGTTCGGCTTTCTGCGTCCGACGGGCTGTCTCCGGCTATCGTCTCCGACCCCCTCGACGAAGATCGTCTTACGGTCGTCATGCCCTACAGGACCGCCAAGCGGATCGCGGAGGCCGCATGACCATCTGGTATCGCTACTCCGAAGAAACCCGCGCCCTTATCCACCGCATGGCATTGCAGGGGGTTTGCCTGCGGGAAATCGCACTGGCAACAGAGAAGACCGCAACGCCCATGACAACGAAGGCGATCAGCGGAGCGCGGCCATATCGGGAGGGCAAGGCCGAACGGCTCAATCATCCGACACCCGAACCATCACCCGAACCCGTCAAGGATCATGTCCAGTACGGCCGGATGGTCATCCGCAAGGCCACCCAGCGCACCGGCATTGAGGGCGAGTGGATTCCCCCCGTCTCTATCTCTGCTGGTGTGGAATGGGTGGCGTGATGGAGGCGATCAAGCGCGTCGAGGTCATCGGGAACTGCACTCTATACCTAGGGGATTGCGGAGAGATACTGCCGACGCTCGGTAGGGTCGACGCCGTGGTGACTGACCCGCCGTACGGGCTCGGCGACAAATGGCAGGGCGGAAAGGCAAATACGAAAGCTCGGTGGAAGCTCAATGACGGCGGCGCGAATATGGGCTGGGATGCGTCTGTTTCGACGAATAAGGTCTCGCTCGCTATAGGCATGGCTTCTCACGCTATCATTTGGGGCGGCAATTACTACGATCTGCCGCCTGTCCGGGGATGGCTCATCTGGGACAAGATCGTTCGGGAGTTCACAAGCGGCCATGTCGAGATGGCATGGACGACGCTAGACCAGCCGACGCGCGCGTTTAACTTTTCGCACGGCGCTTTGGCAAGCGAGGGAAAGCAGCACCCCACCCAAAAGCCGGTCGCCCTGATGCAATGGTGTCTCGGGTTTCTCCCTAAGGCCGAAACGGTTCTCGATCCCTTCATGGGCTCCGGCACCACGGGCGTCGCATGTGCTCGCATGGGCCGTTCCTTCATCGGCATCGAGCTTCACGAGCCCTATTTCGAAGTCGCCTGCGAGCGCATCGAGGGCGCCTATCGGCAGGGCGACATATTCCTTCAAGCGGAAGGGGAGCCGAAGGGCGTCCAGACATCGATATTCGGGGAGGATGCGGCGTGAGCTACACCCCCGACCGCGACCGCAACGCGATGTATGCGTTCGTCACGCCGCTCTTGCGTGAGCATCGCATTCGCTGCGGTGACATCAAGCCGATCACCGACGATGAACGCACATGGGCGGCCGAAGGGCCGAAGTCATGGCGCGACTATGCGGCGGCGAGGGAGTGCGCTTGATGCCCAACCACTTCACCGCAACGATCGACATGGAAACGCCCTCCACTGTGGACGAGCAAACCATGCGCAGGGCTATCGAGCGGCTGGCCTCGGAAGCCAACGGGTGGCCGAAAATCCGCAAGGTGGTGGTGACGCAGACGCAACCGGAAAGGCTCGTCTGATGGGTATTCCAGCCGCGCAATATCGCGAGATGACAGGGGCGGCTCCGAAGCCTCGGAAATACCGCAACACGCCAGTCGTCGTCGACGGCGTTCGCTTTGATAGCAAGCTGGAAGCCGCGCGGTGGGCTGTCCTGCAACAGCGCGAGATGGCCGGCGAGATCGTCGATTTGAAGCGACAACAGCCTTTCATCCTACGCGCCCCGAACGGAGAAGTCATCGGGAAATACGTCTCTGACGCCTCGTATTGGGATGTGACCGCGAAACGGCAGGTTGTCGAGGACTGCAAGAGCAAGGCGACGATCACCCCGATGTTCCGCTGGAAGGCGAAGCACATGCGGGCTGAGCACAAGATCGAAATTACCATCGTGGAGAAAGCAAATGCATGACACCAATGGCGCAGCATTCGTCGACAATTCCGATGAGACCGAAGAAAGGATGCAGGCCACTGCCGAGAAGATGATTGCGCATCTTCACGGCGAAAATTTGCACGAGGATATCGGCACGGTTGTCACCGTTCTAGCGGCGCTCATTACGACGGTCTCGGAGAGCGAAGAAGAAGCCATGATGAACGTCGGCTACGTGGTCGGGTTTCTCGCGGATGAATTGCGGGATCGCTCATGGGGCACGGTCCAATGACCATCCGAGCCCGTCACGAAATCACATTCGCCGACTTCTGGACGCTCTATCCCCGCAAGCAATCGAAGCGCGCGGCCGAAAAGGCATGGAAGCGGGAGATCAAGGCCGGTGCCGATCCGCGCGAGATCATGGAGGGCTTGCGCCAGCAGCTTCCCGGCTTCGCCCGCAAGGAAAAGCAGTTCATCCCGCACCCGTCGACATGGCTCAATCAAGCCAGATGGGAAGACGAGGACATGCCGGGCGCGCCGTCGCAGGCATCTACCTACGCCGCGCAACTGGAATCCGCGCACAGCACAATCGGAAACATGCTTTTCGGAGACGAGAATGGGGCAGATCACGACGAGCGCGAATACAGCCGTTGGCACTAGGCTCGAAAGCGATCTGACGCCGGCAACGGATCGTCAGATTTTCGACGAGCTGGAAGCGTTGTTCCTGGCATTCAACACCGATGCAGAGCGCATGGGGACGAAGCGGGTGGCGCTGTATATCGATGCTTGCCGGGGCGAGCCTGTCTGGGCTGTCCGCAAGGGCATCGCCAGCATCCGCAACGGCCATGACGGCGGCAAGACGACCGACTTCGTGCCGGCAACCATGCGGCTGTCGCGAGCGGTCCGGGCGCAATCCGAGCACGCCCGCGCCATGGCGGAAAAGCGCGCTCGTGAGCATCGCCAGATTGCGGACCAGCGGGCCGCGCTGGCCGAGATGAACGCGCCGCGCGAGCCTGTCTCGGAGGAAAACCGCAAGCGCCTCGACGCCCTGCTCAAGCGCACGTCCGGCACCCTGAAACCCATGAAGGAGCCCTCACATGGCCGCTGATTATACAGACCTGATTGCAAGGCTGGAGGACGCAGGGTGATGTTCGCGGCGTCCTACTCACACACACAGCGGGGCATAGAGGCGCGTCATCGCAAGGCGTCGGCCGACCCTGAGATTATCGAGCAGCGCCGCCGCTATGAAGAGCTGCGGCGGCAAGAAGCCGAAGAGCGCGAGCGGGCCGCAAACCGCCGTGAAATGGCGGAGATGGCAGCGCGCCTCGCGAGGTTGGAGAGGATCGAGGCGAAGCGCAAGGAAGAACTCGCGACGGCGCGGAAGCTCATTGAGGCCGAAGGCCTTCAACCCCGATCGCCGCAAATGGTTCGGATCGCGATGCGGATTTGCAAGGCGACTGGCTATGCGCTGGCGGACGTGAAGTCGGATCGCAGGAAACAAGACGTGGTGCTGATCCGGCAAGCCATCATGTACTGGATCGCGCGGCTTTCGGGGAAATCGCTTCCTGAGATCGGCGGATACCTAGGCGGGCGAGATCATACGACCGTGCTTCACGGTATCCGGAACTATCCGCTCAAGCGGAAGCGCGCGGGACGGTATCTTCGGCTGCTCGACACGAGCGGGCGACAACACGAGGACGGGGGATAGCATGGCGGCAAAAGCGGCGAGGAAAAAACGCGACAAGGCCGGATATGACGGTGCGGTCATTGTTGATCGACCGGTCAGGACGGGGTCCAGCAATCGCATCGAGACGCAGAGCGTTCGGTGTCAGCCGGGAACCTTTGAATGGCGTTATGGGGCCAAGGGTGACAGCGGGGACGACAAGGCGCTCTATCTGGCCGGCGCGCAATTCGCGCGGGTGTGGGAGCGTGCTGGCATCGCGTCGGCTGGGCAATCGGGTGTATCGGATTCCATCGGCGGTGACTGGAAAGGCGTTCCCGATGCGCGGTGCGTCGCGCTTGACGAGGTCCGCGAGGTGACGAAGGGTGTGGGCAAGCTGGCCAGCGCCCGGCTTCGGAGCTATTGCGTCGAAGGGCAAAGGACGGGGGACATAGCCGAGGCGTGGAATATCCCGCACCGGGACATGGCGGCGGTCCTCGCAATGGATCTTCGCGCACTGGCTGTGCATTATCGGTTTTTGCAGGGCGGCCGGTATTGACCCGACTGGCAGAGACCCCTATAAGGAAAGCCTATGAGGCGCGGTGCGCCCGATAGGATTTGCGTATGGGTCGGGAAGTGCGAGAGCGCCCGGCCTGATTTGATTCCAGAAGGAATACCATGCGCCTTTCGTCATCATCTTCGCTGAGTTCGCGCTGATCGCTTTTGCGGTCGGCGTGTATGCGGAAGGTGGCGCTGAATGGCCGGCAACTGGTCTCGAAAACCAGGCTATCCGAAAGGATAAGGGTTCGATTCCTTCACCTTCCGCCAATGGTAGGTTGGCAGAGTGGTAATGCGGCGGCTTGCTAGGCCGTTGAGGCCGGAAGGCTACGGGGGTTCAAATCCTCCACCTACCGCCAGTTTCGCCCCCACGGGGCACATATACCGGGCAACCGGTAGAGGCGGGGCCACTGGTCTCGATGCAGTAACCAATCTGCGAACAAAGCCGGGTACGCGCCCGGCCCGCCTCAATGAGTGTGCCAGAGGAAACGGTCACTGCGCTTTGACGCACACCCCCTCTGGACGAAGTAAACACCGGGTAGGTCCTCTGTCGAAAGACATGCTCCCGGTGTCAGTCTTCCCCGCCGAAAGGATGCGTCCTTCGGCCCCTTCGGCCCCTTCGGCTTCCGGGCCGGAGCCCATCCATGCCAGTCAGGGCAAGCAATCAGGAGCGGCGGTGTGTTCGGAACGATACTCCCTTTCATCGGCCGCGTCATTGGTCCTTGTGACTGTGATGGAAACCCGGCGATGGGTGACGAAGAAGCCTCACCCCGAAGGGTGGTTGCAGAATCGAGCGTTCAGCGCTATAAAGCCTACGAAGAGCAGACTTATAGCGTTGTGCCTTCTAGCCCCGGGCGGCTCATGTTGGAGCCGGGGCTGCGCTGGCACTTCTAAGGCCCTTGGGATTGCCGTCCCTTGGGCCTTTTTCGTACCAGGCTTCTGCAACCCCGCCTTCACGTGCGGGCCATGAAGCGACAGGGGTTGTGATGACTGAACGCGAAGCATGGCATTGCCCCGGCTGCGGTAAGACGCACGCCCCCCCATGTGGATACGTGTCCGGAGCCTGCGGTCCCCTTTGGCCAGCGTTCTTATGTTGGTTCGCCCGCCAAGGTTTTTCCTATCGAGCCGCCTGTTCCGCTGTGGCCATACACCGTGAGCGGCGGCAGTGTCGTCAACGACCATCCTATCTCGGGTTTGGCGTCCTGGAACTGAGGGAGCCGGCATGATCACCGAGGCCATAACGGATCTGATCATCCTCGCCTGTAGCATTGCCAATCCTGACGTATGCGAGCGTCACGTCATCGCCAGCGATCAGCCGGTGATGTCCTGTGTCATGGCCTCGCCAGCACTGGCGGCGGAATGGGCGGGTGCCCGGCCGAAATGGCGCGTGGAGCGCGTCGAGTGCCGCAAGCATATGGCGGATGCGTAGGGTCGAAAGAATTTGATGACGGACCAAACCAAAACCGCCGGCAGGCCAAGCCTCTACAGCGAGGGTCTGGCTGACGCGATCTGCGAACGCCTCGCGGATGGCGAAAGCCTGCGCACGATCTGCTCCGGGCAGGACATGCCGGACAAGGCGACGGTTTTCAGGTGGCTCGCAAAACACGACGAATTCGCGACCAGGTATGCGCGCGCGCGGGAATCTCAGGCCGATGCGATCTTCGATGAAATGCTTGATATCGCGGACGATGGCGACAATGACTGGATGGAGCGCAAGGGGCCGGATGGCCAGTCTCTAGGCTGGCGCGAGAACGGGGAAGCCCTTCGCCGCTCGGCTTTGCGCGTCTCGACCCGGCAATGGATGGCGGCCAAGCTTCAGCCGAAGAAGTACGGCGACAAGGTGACAAACGTCCACGAGGGCGGAGACAAGCCGATCGAGACCCGCGACGTGAGCGACATCGACCGCGCCAAGGCAATAGCTTTTTTGGCGACGAAGGCGAAGCGGGCGGGTGGCAACGATTGACGCAACCTAGGGTATGTCAACGCGGTGGTTCGCAGGGCAAAAATGACATCCTTTCCCCGGTTAATGCCAATCGTAGGTTGAAATGGACACCCTAGCCGACCTTCGAGACCTTCTTGCCGGCATGTCGGACTCCGACAAAGCCGATCTGGATCGCACACTTGCGAAGGAGCTGACGGCAAAGTGGCTGCCACAGGCTGGGCCGCAGACTGGCGGCTATTTCTCGGATGCCGATTTGCTTCTGTATGGCGGGGCTGCGGGTGGCGGCAAGACGGATCTTCTCTGTGGCCTCGCGCTCATGGAGCACGAGCGCTCTGTTATCTTCCGGCGCCAATCGAACGATCTTGATGGCTTCTGGGACCGGCTGATGGAAATCAGCCAGGACAACCAGCGGGCCGATAGTGTCAAGAAGCGCGTCATCACCGATGATGACCGGCTGATTGAATGCGGGCATCTGGAAAACCCCGGCTCGGAACGATCGTGGCAAGGCCGGCCGCATGACTTCATCGGCTTTGACGAGGGTGCGCAGCTCACGGCCTACAAGGTCAACTTCGTCCTGGGCTGGCTGCGATCGGCATCGGGGCGGCGCTGTCGTGCTGTTATCGCCTCGAACCCGCCGATGGGTGGTGATGGTCAGTGGCTGGTGGAATGGTTCGCGCCCTGGATCGATCCCGCGTTCGGAAATACGGCGGAACCCGGCGAATTGCGCTGGGCTGTTACGGTGGGCGACGCGAACGAAATCCGCACGGTCTGGGCCGATGGGCCTGGAAAGCACGTCATCGACGGTGTGGAATATGAAGCGCTTTCGCGGACCTTTATCCCGTCGA